GATACAGAAACAAACGAAACAGTTTTATTAATTAAAGATGTCACTATTCCAGCAGGGTCATCTTTAGAACTTTTAACAGGTGGTAAAGTTGTTCTTCAGACAACTGATATATTAAAAATAGATTGTTCAGTTTCAGCTAAAATAGACGCAACATTATCAATCCTAGAAATAACATAGGAGTAAGCGATGGCTTATATTGGACAAAAACCAGCAGACAAACCTTTAGGTGCATCTGATATAACAGATGGAATAATATCAAATTCAAAACTAGCACAAGATATAATTTCAGCAGAAACAGAACTAGCAACTGCACCAGCAGATACAGATGAATTTTTAATTAGTGATGCTGGAGTTCTTAAAAGATTAGATGCAAGTTTAGTTGGTGGTGGAAAAGTTTTACAAGTTGTTACTGCAACTACTACAACAGCAGTAACAAATACAAGTGGTTCATCTCTTTCATCAGGATTAACAGCAAGTATTACTCCAGCTTCTAGTTCTAACAAGGTTTTAGTAATGACATCCTCATCAATTTCTACTTTCGGTGATGGAACAAGTTCTTCAGGTAGATCAGCACAAGTTATTCTTTATAGAGGAACTACATCAGGTACAAATATTAGAGAGATTTATGTTGGTATTAATCAGCTAACAACTACAACAAGTGTTCTTAATAATCCAAGAAATGAAGTTTCTTGTATAGTTCTTGACGAGCCATCAACATCATCTGCTCAAACTTATACACTAGCGATAGCTGGTTCAGGTGCTTGTGATATAACTGCACAAGCAGATAGCAATAGAAGTAACATTGTATTAATGGAGATAGCTGGATAATGAAAAATATTGAAAAAATATTAAAGGCAATAAGAAAAATTAATTCTGATGCAACTATGGTTATCGAGGGGGAAGATATTGATACTTGTAAAATAACTTGGTTAGAAGATACAACACCAATATCTAAAGATGATATAAAAGCTCAAATGACAGTTGTTGAAAATGAAGAAAATAAAAAAGAAACTGATTTAGAAAATAATAAAACATCAGGCAAAGCCAAATTAAAATCAGGCGAAGCATTAACTGATGATGAAATTTCAGCTTTATTTGGAGATAATTAATGGCATACATAGGAAAAACACCAATCACAGGAAACTTTGTAAAACTAGATGCAATTAGTGTAGTCAATGGTCAAGCTGGTTATACTATGAATAATGGTGGCTCTGCTTTTACAGATTACGAAAATGTTAATCAATTTTTAGTTTCACTTAATGGTATTCTTCAAGCACCAACAGATTCATTTACAGTTTCAGGAAGCACACTTACATTTGCATCTAACTTAGCAACAGGCGATGTGATTGACTTCGTGATAGTTTTGGGAAACACCCTAGACATAGGTACACCATCTGATGCTACTGTCACAAATGCTAAAACAAATTTTACAACAACTTCATCTTCTGCTGGATTACAAATTAAAGGCGATGGAACAACTGCTGGTGCTTTGCAACTTAATTGTGAAGCTAACTCACATGGAATAAAATTACAATCTCCACCACATTCAGCTAATCAATCTTACACTATGAAATTTCCATCAGGAAATATAACTGCTGGTAAATTTTTAAAAGTAGATTCAGTATCAGGTTCAGGTACAACAGGTATTGGTACTATGACTTTTGCTGATGCTGGTGGTGGTAAAGTTTTACAAGTAAAGTCTGCTATTGATAGTTCTCAAAGGTCAACAAGTTCAGGTACTTTTGGAACTCACTCTCATACTTGTTCAATAGATATAACTCCAAGTGCATCAACATCAAAAATTCTTATTCTTTATTCAACAGATGTATATTATAATCAAGGTGGTGCTGGAGTTGTCACTATTTATAGAGATAGTACAAATTTAGGTCATTCAACAGATGGATTAGACTATTTACATTCAGACGCACCAACAAGACATTCTTCTATAATTCATATAGATAGTCCAAGTTCAACTTCTCAAATAACTTATTCAGTGCAATTTCGTGCTAAATCAGGTGGTGGTACAATTTATATTGGTAATGCAACGCAAGTAAGTCATTTAATATGTATGGAAATAGGAGCATAATATGGCGATAAGAGAAACAGAAATTATTTATAGAGCAGTTAAAATTATTAACAGTGATGCTAAAATGTCTATGAAAGATAATGATTTAGATTCTATTATTTGGGAA